TGAATGGGAAGCTCTCTATCACCGAATTACAAAGTTTGGTGTAGATAGAATTATTGCTGGTGATTATGGTAAATATGATAAACGCATGATACCAGTTTTTATTAGTCTAGCATTTGAAGTAATCATTAAACTAAATCAACACGCTGGAGTAGAAGAAAAATGGATTCACGCAATGCGAACAGCAGCATTGGATGTTGCCTTTCCATGCATGGAAATGCAGGGTGATATATTTCAACTGTTTGGGTGTGAACCTTCGGGTCACCCACTTACAGTTATTATTAATTGTATAGCGGGTATATTGTATCTAATGTATGCTTACCACGAATTAAATCCTGTGCATGAAGTGGAAACATTTTTTAATAATGTTGAACCTGCAGTGTATGGGGATGACAATGTTGCTGGTATTTCTCCTAGCGTACCATGGTATAATCACACAACTATATCACAATTATTATCCACAATTGGAGTGGAATACACCATGCCAGATAAGGAAAGTGAATCAATTCCATACGTGCATATAAATGATGTTACTTTTTTAAAGAGATCATTTGTTTATGATGAGAATATAAATGCTATAGTCTGTCCATTAGATTAATCTAGTATTCATAAAATGTTGCTTGTAGGTGTCAAATCTAAGACAGTTACACCAGAACATCAAGCTGTTGCATCAATGTCTTCAGCTTTACAAGAATATTTTTTCCATGGTAAGGACAGATTTGAATTGAATCGAGAAATATTCCTTAGAATTCTTAAAGATGATCCAGATCTATATAATTACTATGAGGAGGCCTTGTTTCCAACATATAATACTCTTTTACAACGTTTTTGGTCATATAAAGACGAAGTAGAAAAGTTACCGGGCTATGGTACTAGTCCGACATACAAACCAAAAGACCAAGAACAAACCAGTTACTGTGCATTGGATGGGGTGGTAACCCAACAGTGTAAGAATGGGGTTTGTTTGATAACAGATGAGGGCGTTCCCCTCTGCCTCAACTTTGAGGCTGAATGTGCTGCATTCAACAATAAACCTAGACCCTTGCGTAGCGATGTGAATCGCAAGGGTGACTCTAAAGACATCAATAAAATAGATAAAATTAATAAATTGATCAAAGAAGTGAGATCTAAATTAACAAAGATCGGAGAGATTGACCGATCCTTCAAAC